TAGGTTGGGGAATCTTTTCTAATATCAACTGCAACATCTAACACCTGACCTTGGGTACATGTAACCAACTTAGCCTGAGCATGTTCACCTCTTTGAAAATGTAATCCACGAATGGTTGAGTGGTGCGACCACGATAGGTTATCTTGTATGAAATTCACTTCATAACCCAACTTATCGTTAAATTCGTCTTTATTGAACGGTACCGCAAAAAAACCACGTTCATCAACATGTGAATCATATGTGATTATAAAACAACCTTCAATATCGGTTTTAATAAATTTCATGGTTTTTAAATAAATGGGTCAAGTTCAAATTCAAAAGAATTAAATGTTTTATATAGGAATTTTCAGGTTTGACAATGGTAGTTTTGACTTTTTAGACTTATGACAGGTAATTACGAATCCATATCTAATCATCAGTTCACCAAGCAGATTTGTTAAGTTTTTTGATTTTAAATGAAATTTTAAATGAATTACACTCTATACCATATTCTGGATTAACCAAATAGAACAAAATATAATCACAATGTAAAATCACAATGTAAAATCACAAAATAATTCCAATCCTTATTCCTTGACCCAAGATTTTAAATTTCTGTATTATGATTGTGAATATCCAATTCATCTTGGATGTGTTCAATCTGAGCTTCTAAATCTTTTATAATTAAATCTCTTTCAGTGACAGTAATCTCTGAATGTCTAATCACTGATTCATTATTACCCCATCTTCCACCTTCAGTATGTTTACCTGCGGTACAATCTAAAGATTTTAAATTTTTAATTTGAGATTTCAATTCAGCTAATCTAAAGATTTTTTCAAACACTGGTGTGTTTGCCGTATGAATTCGTGTTTTTAAATCCACCAATTCATCGATAAGTGCCATCCAGTTATCTAAAGACTTAACCGCAGAATATGGACGAGGATTTCCTTCTTCAACACTATTGTATTTATTCGCCTTTGCAAATTCTTCATTCATTAATCCCGCTAATTTGTTTTTGCGTTTTAATGCTTGTTTGATGTTCATATTGTTTCTTTTTTAAATTTTATTTTTATTGCGTCTTTTTCTAACTGAGTTAATCTTTCTTCCAACCATCGTAATCTATCATTCGTTATAGATAATTCAAACCATAAGTAAACTATACTTGATATGGTAATGATAAATAACAAAATTAAACCTAATAACATATGTTGTGATTTTATATTTGAACGTAAATTGGTGTCTTCTCTCCCATATAAGCTCCAAGTACATTGAAGTCTAAGTACTCCATCGCATCATCACTTGACATTCCATCATTCTTAATTAAGAGTTCTCTCATTTTAAAAATGTCATAAACCAATCTACTTGTGTTTATTTCAATCCCGATTACCGCTTCGTCAAAACCATCGGCCTTTAACAAATCTTCATCACCATAACTGTTAATAATTTCTTCTAAAGTCATATTCAAAATATAAGAAAATATTTTGAAATAAAAAAATTATCCAACAACATTTTTTAAATCATCAGTATGATGATCATCAACTCCAAGTTCGGAACCAATCGGTCTCTTCTTCATGTCGTTTATAACCATTCTTAAATCATATGGTGCAAAGTCAAGATTACCGTCCATCCCAACGTCCATTCTACGACCATTGCCGAACTTTTTATGGTTAGGTAGGTGACAATGTCCATGTAGCATAATGCGTCCTTTATTTAACCCATTCCAAGAAGAAATTGGGTAGTGCATACATTCTAATGTTTCACCTAAGTAATTTATTTGTAAAAACCATTGAGACGATGCGAAATGTCTTTGACAATCCTCTCTGTTGTTTACAATATGATGGTCATGATTTCCAAAAATTAAATGAATTTCTTTACATATAATTCTATTACGTAATTCCTCAATATTCTCAAACCCACCAAATGACCAGTCACCAAAATGTATCAACATATCATCTTGACCGACAACCTCATTGATGTTGTTAACTATCGATGCGTTCATCTTATCCAATGTTTCAAATGGGCGTGTTTGTTTTTCTGGCACGTCACCATTTGACAATCTCCAATTAGTTATTCCACGACATATGTTGGTGTGTGAATAATGTGTGTCCGAAGTCACCCATACTTTCCTATCGTTCGGTATCTTTAACATTAATGAAAAAATTTAAAATCTTTTTTATTATTCGGTCTTCTGTTTGGTGGTTCTATTCGTGATATCGGTGGTGGAGGTGGGATAGTTCTACCAAAACTTGTCATTCGTTGTCTATTAATTTCTGACATTGTTCTAAACCATCCTCTATGTTGATTGTTACTCTCTCGTTCCATTACCCCATAATATTTCTTCTTCTCTTCAACATCCTTTCCCACTATTAAAGCCAATATTGGTCCTAACAATATTGCACCTATTATCATATCCAAACCCAATGTATAATGTTTATTATGATAATACATTACATATGTTGATGACATTATCCAAACCAATATTAAAAAAACAATTAACAAGGTACTCATTTAATAAAATTTTCTAAGTACTTCAATAACATCCCAAGCATCTTCCAATGCGTTGTGGGTGACAATACCATTAACACCCGCACGTTCTTTACATTGTGTTAAGTTTGGTAATGACTTGTCATTTGTCCAATCAACCATTAAGATTGCTGGATCCAATACTCTTTGACGAGTACGAATTAATTTCTGCCACCAAGGAAGTTCTTGTAAGAATAATTTATCAAACGTCCCAAAGTTTTTACCTGCAACATTTAATGTAATTGATTTGGTTCTACCGTCGATGATTGGTGTTAACTTTCCATTCACGTGAGTTGATTGTGAATTTAAAAGTGAAAATCCATTACACCAAAGAAACATGTAGAATTCTTTGATTACCTCATCTTCATGATAGAAACTATAATCACTGTGAGTGTTAAAGTTATGTTTGGTTTCATCATCACCCTCAAGATAATCACCAATCATTGAAATGATTTCTTTGTTCATTGTGATTGCTCTTGGTGAACCTGTGATTTCATTTTGAAGAACAATCGCATTGAACTTAGGACATTCTTCGTAAGGTAATTTCTTTTCGGTATCTTCGATGATTGCACCGATAGATAATACTTTGTGTTTCTCGTGGTCAAGACCGGATGTCTCGATGTCTATGGATACGTAAATCATATTAAATTGTTTTTAATTTTAGCAAAAATCTGTTGATGATGAAACTCTTAATCCGTCTACAATTCTATCATCGTATTCTGGTTTATCAAAGTATGTTCCAACACCTTTTGAACGTTGTTCTTTTCTATATTCTTCATTTACCACCCACCCATCAGGTTCACCCCATTCAAGTGACATTGTAATAAAATCCTCAACGTTCCATTCAGCACCATACTCATCAACAACACGACCTGAACGTATGAACGATAATAATTCTTCTTTATTAGTATAGTATTTGTCTTTGTGAAAGTTCCAACAAAATTTCCAACCTGAACTTCGTTTACCTAAATGAATGTTTGTCCCATCGATAAACATTTCCCAAGGTGAAAACCATTCCCAATCTTTAGTTGGTGAGATATACTTCATTCCTCTTTCGAGGTTTTCCATTGACATATCCATTGATGTAACTTGTTGAATTAGAGTTTGTTGTCTCTTCAACATCTCTTCGTGTGTTGGTATTCTGTAGTAGTTTGTGCCCATTATGAGTTAGTTTATAACACAAAGATAAACTTTTGTTTTGATATCACAAAATATCACAAAAAAAATCCCCACATTTCTGTGAGGATTAAAGCGAAACACGTAGGTGTGTCAATCCAAGAATACTATCCAAGGATGGGCTCTTTATTTTTTTATTTCTCTTAATACGTTTTGGACAATCGTATTGATTTGATTTTCATTAAGTTCTGGTTGTTCTTCACCTTGATTTTGATTCATGCCAGATAAACGTTCTTGTCTTTGACGTTTTAAATCCATTTTTTCTTCAGGTGTTAATTCAAAACGAACAAGTTTAGCACGTTTTAATTGATCCTGTACAGGTATCTGTAAAATTTGTTGTTTAATGTCTTCTAAACATTGAACCAAACCGTCATAAACATCACGATTTTTTACTAAAGAATCTTTATTTGAGGTGGAGGTTTGGGTATTCACACTTTCTTCCGATTTTAGTTCGTAGTCTTTAACCAATTTCATTCTACCTAATTGTGAATTATCTTTTAGTTGTTTACCATGTTCTGTAGTAAACTCAACAGACCATTTATATCCATTTCCTAACATCTCTATACCTTTTATTGTAAGTAAAGACGAAACTGTTACATCAAAAGGTTGGGAAGCATATCCCGATGCCTCTAAATTATAAATATCTGTGAAACCACGCCATATGGAATTGTTCTTTTTGGTTTTCTCCCAATTATAATAAACTTTATTAAATTGACGAGCTAAATGATATTCTCTATAATCTTTTTCTTCTTGGGTAACTTCATTATCCTGTACGTTTCTAACTGCAGCATTAAAGAAATCTCTTACATCTTTATATGAATAAAAATTTAAAGTTTGATATGTTAACTCGTTATTTGAAAATGTACTGTGTCTATCTAAATTGGCTCGATTACTAACTTTGATTCTTGGTAATGAACATCTTTCTAAATGGTTTTGTACCGTACCGTCACCTAATAAAACTTGATTTATTAATGGATATAACAAATATCTTTTAATATAATTTGCATCGGAAATTTCAGAAGCAAAATCAACTTTCCTGTTAACTTCTTTAGATTGATTTGTATCTAAATTTGTTAGTGACTTTGTGGCTGAACCTGTTAAACGAGGTTCACACTTTGGTATAGTATTTGAATCAGTAATATACACATCACCATATTGTTGTTTTAATCTTTCAATGGCTTCTTTATGTGTTGCAACAAACTCTTCAATATTTCTTTGACATGGGTAAAAGATAACCACCGGATTTCCTGTTGACTTATCAATTACTTTATGACCAATATGTTCACCAGACGCCATACCACCTCTGAATTTTTGACCAGTGGTTTTATAGTCACCTTCATCTCCAGGTTCACTCATGATTGGTTCCCAAGATTTTTCAATTCCTTTTTGTTTCTTAAAATCGGCCATCTCATCAACCTCCATATAGGATTCAATAAGTTGTGACATTAAGTCTTTTTTTGATATTTCTTTCATTGATAGATATTCTTATATGTATATAAATACTACAATTATTGTATTTGTGTTATTTATACATTCATTTTAAGAACACAAGAAAGATGGTCGGTGTTTACCAAGTAATCTCCGTCCACTTCTGAGGTATCTCCACCACAATATTCACAAATCCATTGGTTTGGTTTCTTCTCTTCAGGCGTCACATTAAAGTTTTCATAATAAAACTGTCTAATTTTACCACCCAACTCAGCATCATTTGGATATGATTTAATGTAATATTGTGGTATCGTTATCATATCTCGACTACTTGTGTCTCCTTTAAGATAACACGAGGTACATAATTGTCCTGCTCCTTCGATGTAACCTGTTCTATAATCAACGTGTGTGTTCATGTCTACTGTGGTTTCTTTACCACATAAAATACAAATTTCGTTTGGCATATATTAGTTTTAGAATACTAATATATATAATTTATTCAATAAATCCAAAATAATAATGAAATAATCTTATTAAGCTACTGTTGACGCAATTCTATTAACTTCACCCGCTATTTTATTAACTACAGGTTCATAATCCGCACTTGCGTATCTATTACCATCCTTATTAACAAAATTTTTAACTAAGTCATTTGCCGTTTTACCACCTGTAAGGTAATTTTTAGCTATTAAATTATAATAGGTGTTAATACCACTTTGTACATCAAAATGTTGAACATTAGCCCCACTGTCGGTGTTCCCAACATTAAATGGGTTCTTGGTTCTAATTGGTCTACTATTAGGATCACCGTTACCGATACCACCCTCCGCAGCTAATTGAGCTAAAGCTAATTCTGGTGGTACATATTTTCTATAATTAACAAATGCACCCTTAGCACCTCTCGCCATCATTTCACCGGTGATATTTAATAAGTTTGGTTTTCTACTATTGATAAATTTCTGAGATATTTCACTATATCTTCTATATCCTTCTTCGGTGTTTAAATCTAAATCCGTGAATGATGCTCCCCCACCTGTAGATACTGCCGCATCAATATATTTTTTAAGTTCCTCAGAAGTTACGCCCTTTTGTTTTAATAATTCAATAAGTTTATTTAACATTTCAGGATTTGCATGAACGTTATTTTGTTTTGCATTTGAAGTTAAATCTAATCCTGATTTATTAATATAATCCATTGGATTAACTAACTTACCGTCTTTATATAATTCAAAATGTAAATGACGACCGTCACTTCTACCATGACCAGGATCATCAATTCTACCGCCACTAACACCTAACACATCTCCGGTAGTAATAACCTGTCCTTTAGTGACTTTAATATCTTTGGCGTGACAAAATCTACTTTTAAAACCTCCTCCGTGTTGGACGGCTATTGTTCCCCCACAAGCATCGTTCCTTATTTCAGCATCAACAACGGTACCATCTGCAGGTGATTTAATTTGTTCTTGGTCTGCCGCCAAATCAACGCCTGGATGATTACCCCCATTTCTTGGTCCGAATGGTGAATTAATTTTTAAAGTACTTAATGGAGATTCAAGAGTAGCCTCATTAATTGCTCCGTCCTTTATATTGTTATCTGTTTTAAATTTAACAACAGCGGCAGCAGTTTCAGGACCAAATAAACCATCTACACCGTGTTTAGGAAGTTGGTAACCCAACATCATTAACCCTATTTGCATAGATTCTGCCTCTTTTTGAAAGGTCATGGTTCCTTTTTCTTGTTGTTTTAACCCACCATTTTGTGATGATTGTTCTAAAGTCTTGTAAAATTGGTTAACATCGTCACTTACCAAGTCCGCCTTTAATGGGTCGTCAACTTTTTTATCGTTTCCTTTTAATCCAACTGACCTTAAAATATTATCTAAAAATCCCTCCTCAATTACGGTTTTACCATAAGTGAGTGTGTGAATTCTTTTTAAATCTTCTTGTAACGACCTTTTCATATTAATATAAATACTTTGGAATTACATAATTTGATGTTTATCGTTATCATTTTCTTTATCATCTTCAAACGAACCAAATAAATCATCACCTGTATAATCTGGATGGTTTTTTTGCATGTAATCAATTCCGACCACCCATCTCCAAGATATAAATCCAATGACCAATATCATTAAACCAAACACTCCTAAGTACCCCATATTATATTTTTTTATTGTTATAAATTCCAATGATTGTTTTAGATATGGATATTAATCTACCATAACCACGAATTGTTTCTTTGTATCGTGGTTCATCTAAACTACTAATTTTTATACCTTCGTATCGATTTGCCGCATGTATAAAATAACTATTACCAATATACGTTCCAGTATGCCAACCTGATGGTGACGCTTTACTTCTGAAAAATATCAAATCACCCACAACTAAACTATCCTTTTTTAAACGTTGAGTTTGTTCCCATTGTTTATATGCCACTTCTCCTAACACTTTATTATAAACGTCTTTATATAAACGTTTATTGAATTGTGAACAATCAATTCCTCTTTCACTATTCCCCCCCAACTTATATGGTTTACCTATCCAATATAACATGAACTTATTTAGTAAGGAATCCGATGTTAAGATTTCATCACTAATAGCTGGTTTAGTAAAATCGGTATATTTGTTTTTTACTTGTGACGTTGAAGTTATACTCAGTATAACTAAAATACTTGTAATTAAAATTTGTCTCATTTTTTTAAACTGTTAGTTTATCTATTTAATTTAAGTATACACTCTTCAATTTTATCTCTCAACCTACCACCTACTCCGTGGTCACCATCCACTTGAACGTGTCTCCACATTGGAACTTTAGGCGATAACCATTTGAATTGCTCACCTAAACGAAGGTCATCAATTGCTATCCAATTTGATATCTTATTATCTTTAGCCCACTTCACAACTTCTAATGCTCTTTCGTGGTCTATGGATGGTCTACTCATTTTGTTCCATAGATCCTGATGTGTAGTTATATCAATCAATCGGGCAGTTATACCATAATGCCTAAAGATTCGTTTAAGCTGATTGAATGTGAAATGTTTTTTCCAATCTGAACTAACTACTAGCTCAGCGTTTGTTTCATCACATATCTTTTGCAATGCCTCACAATCTTCTTTAACCCAAGGGTATGGTATTTGGAAATCCTCCACCCCCATATCGATAGTAACCTTACCATCGTACCATGTTGCCCAAGCCAATGGGCCATCAACATCAATAAAAATTATCTTTCGTCTCATTTTGTAAATTTACGGAAATTACTTTTAAAATCTTTTTCGTATACCTTTAATTCTTTTGTGTTTAATCCATTATATAAACCTGTTGACATAAATGCCTGAATCTCATCATCAATAATCTTCTTATCATCAACATATCCCATTTTAATAAGTTTCTTTTTTAACTTATCGTAATGAGTTGATTTAATATTCTTAATTAAAGTATCAACTATTTTTTTATATACCTTGTTTGTAAAATACAAACCATGTGCAATTTCGTGATTCATTGTTCCTTTATCTTTAGAACTTACCCCAATCAAATACCAATCACATCTTGTTCCGTCATTTTTATTTTGTGAATCAATTGCACAGTAATAATAAATGTCATTCATTATTACATCATACTCAGTTTCTTTATAAAACGCATCCACACCTCCGTCCAATATATTTGATGGGATATTATAACCAGACCAATCATCAGGATAAGTAAATGTTCTTTTCTTCCAAGCTAACTTATAATGTTTCATATACTCCATCCAAGTAAATCGTTTACCCCTAAACTTTTTATATGGTGATTCGTAATATTCTTGATAACGACAGAACAACATTGCCCTATCGTAATCATCATCTATCTCAGCACAATAGATATATGGTTTTATTTCTTTTACTTTACCATTAACTAATGGATGTTTAATATTCATTTATAACTTTTCATTTACATAATTTATAATACTATTTGCAACTATTTTATGTGCTTCAATTCCCATGTGTTCATCTGTAGCCAAACCATTAGTTTCATTTTTAATTAATAATTTCTGTTCGGTTAACCAATGTGTCATTGGTGTAGTATTATATGGCCAATTAGGTCCCTCAAACCAAATATAATTGTAATCACCTTTTACTTTATTTCTAAATAAAAAATGTTGGAAATCTCCAGTATCAATCAATATGTATTTGAGGTTATTTAATTTAAAATAAGAAAGTAATCCCAATATCCCTCTCATCCATTTATCTAATTCTAAATCATAATCAACAAACGCCTCAAAATATGATGATATAACTTTGTGTATTTTATGTAAATCTTTTTTATCATGACCACCAGCAAAATCTGTTGGGTCATCAGGTGACAATATATTCCCTATTGTCATATTAACCATACGTTTTAATTCATTTGAATAGACTTCTTCTCTCCAACCTGGTGGTATTTCAATGATGAATAAGGTATCATTTAAATCATTAATATTTTTAAATATGTAATCATAAGTAAGTCTCAATAATCTATGTACAGATCCACCAAAGTCTCCATCATTTACCACAGGCACATTAAAGTGTTTACCAACAAGGGTCGGGTAAGCAACATCTAAATGATTTTCAATTTCCAAATTAAAATGTTCTTTATAAACTTTTTTTACTTCGGGCCAATTAAATCCACCACCAATACATTGACTACCTCCACTTATGTATAATTTTTTTATATTCATGTCCAACAACTTTTTAATATTTCTTTACAAAGGTCTTCAGGGATTTTACTTCTTTCATAAGCATTCGCCCTACCTTGAGTACCAGTACGAGAACCTCTTGGTGCAGCAACATGACAAGGGTCACCATTCTTACACATAGGTTTTGGAACCCACTCATCACTGTTAGTCCATATGTCAGTTGGTTTCATTCGTTCATCTCCGTATTGACAATATGTGACAGAATTCTTTTTCAATCCTTTAACAACATCTAATTTACGAAGAACTCCACGTGGGTTTTCCATAAACCAATATGTTGGTTGAAAGTGTTCAATAATCTCAAGTGTTTTTTTAACTAATTCAATACCTAATCGTGCAGTATCTGTTTTGGGGATGTAGGCTCCTTTACCACCTGTCCAATGATGTCCTATTGCCGCCACACTAAATCCGGTACATGGTGGTGATGCCCAAATGATATCGGGTTTAAACGGGACTTTTGTAACATCAAAGTCTAAAATACTAATCGGGTAATCAATACCCTCAAATTCAATTAAATCGGAAGAAAAAACTTCCATCCCAAGTTCCTTGGCAATCTTACCAACTGAACGACTACCAGCAAATAATTCTAATACCTTCATAGGTATAATATAAAAAAAATAAATGAGAAAAAAAAATGTTAGAGTGCGAACGACTCGCCACAACCACAAGTTCGACTTGCCTGTGGGTTAATCCAATTAAAACCTTTTCCGTTTAATCCATCGGAATAATCTAATTCAGTACCGTAGAGATATAAAACCGATTTTTTATCTATAATCACCTTCAACGCGTTTAAATCAACGACTTCATCCATGTCTGTGATTGTGTCATCAAAATCCATCGCATATGATAATCCACTACATCCACCACCTTTAACCCCAACACGAAGGTAATGAGTATCAGGATTTATCCCCTGATTCATCATTAATTCTATAACATGTTCAAGTGCTTTATCCGATACTGTAACCATCTTAATTATATTTTAAACCAAAGAATTCGTAGTTCTTATGAACATACTCTTCATCACCTGCTTTTATTGCTAAATCTTCGTCCTCATAAATAGCACTAACGGGACATTCAGGTACACATGCACCACAATTGATACATATATCTGGATTTATGTAAAGTTGTCCACCAGGGAACGCATCTTTACCTTGTTTCCCAACTTCCGAACCTGAACCCTCTATATCAATTGGTCCGTGAATACAATCAACAGGACACACATTTGCACATGCAGTATCCATACAATCAACACAAGCCCTACCAATGATAAAACTCATAACCTATTTTTTTGTTTGTTTTCTAAAATAAACTGTTTAACACTTTCTCTTTTTTCGTCATTAAAGATATCCTCGAATTTAATTTCTTGTAATCCTTGTTTATTTCTATAATCGTTTATTGCCGATTTAATGGCATCCTCCGCCAACACTGAACAATGTATCTTAACTGGAGGTAACGATAGTTCCTCCACTAAATCCATGTTATCAATCGTCAACGCATCATCGATACTCTTTCCTTTCAACCATTCAGTGGCTACTGAAGAAGAGGCGATTGCTGAACCACATCCGAAGGTTTTAAATTTTGCATCAACAATGATGTTGTCAATCACTTCTATTTGTAATCTCATGACATCACCACATTCAGGTGCACCAACCAATCCCGTACCTACATTGGATTTACTTTTATCCAAAGTTCCTACATTTCGTGGGTTATTGAAATGGTCTATTACCTTATCTCCGTATGCCATGTGAATTGATTATATGATAAATATCATATTTTATTTTTTAAATAAGTCTCTAAGTTTTTTACCTGGTTTTGTTATTCTACCATTTTCATCCATTTCAGGTGCTGTATACATACTATAACCAATTAAAATTCCACTAAGAATCATTAATGAACCAATAATTTCAACTGTTGTCATAATTCTACAAATTTAGGTTTAAAAAATTGCCACCACTTTCTTTTGACAATGGGTCTACACTCTGAGAATGGATTATTACCAAAAGACGCCTTATTTAAATATTTTGAAGATAGGATATTAAAAAATATCTCTTGGTACTTCTTATCTATTTTTTCAAAATCCGCAACAATATCAACAGTTAAAGAAATTGGTCCGTCGTCAGTATACACAATAAATTGTTCTTGCATTTTTACTAAACTACTAGTTTGGATATTAATGTAAGATCCATTACCTATGTGTAAGTCTGTATTTATTTCACTCATGTTACTCAGTTTGTGTCGCTTGTATTAACTCTATTTGTTCAACCGCTTTAGGGTCTTTTTCTTTGTACATTTCTAAAGCCATTTGACATTTACCCGCATCATTAAAATATTGTATTTTAAGTTCCTGATAAACTCTGTCCTTTTCAAAATATTCAAATGTCATAATTACCAAACCTAATAACGACATTACTAACCCCACCCTGAATTTAGTTTCAGTTGTCATTAGTCTAAATTTTTAATATCAGATAATGTTTTTTCCACTTCTTCTTCGGAAAGGTAACCAAGTACATCATCTGTAATTGGTGTACTATATGATATTTCACCATCTTTACCAAAGATTGCAATTTCATATAAACCATCCTTACCTCCGTAAGTATGTTCACCTTTTACAATACTAGCTCCGTAACCATTTGGAAACTGAACTATACATTGATTTCCCATTCCCATTGGGTGTGATTGAAAGTTCAGTTCTTTGAACACTATTGTGTCGAAGTTGTTCGTTGGTCTTTCTTTTGTTTTCATCTTTTAATTTTTTTACAAATGCGTGAGTTAAATAATGATTCATATTTAAAATATTTCTTCGGCGATACCTAAACCTTCAGCAAATGCGAATAACAATGCTGAACTTTTAATATCACCATTAAATAAAAAATAACATGCCCCAAATCTTATGATGGACTTTATTATACTAATCCAAAAATGACTATTTGTTTTTGATTCTTTTTCTTGCATAATCTAATATAGTTAAATTTTCTTGGATTTCAAAACCTTTTTAGATTCCACATAATTGTCAATGAAATTAATTCGTTGTCCAATCCAATACATTACATTGACAGTCATTGAATTACCAATGGCTCCTTTAACAGAAGAATAACTTGGTTTTTTACCGTTAATTTCAAAATCAAGGTAACCATCAGGGAAACCTTGTAGTCTTTCTAATTCACGTTCAGTAAACCTTCTAATACCTTCTTTATCCGCCCAATAGTTTGATGTTGATACTTTACCAAACCCATCAACTAATGTTTGAGCATAAGACTTGGTTACCGTACCAGCGAGTTTAATTTGTCCGAGAATATTTTTGGTGTACTCATCCCTCTTGATTCTATTCTTTTCTTCAACGCTTTCAAAACATCCTTCTTCAAATAATACTGAGAATGGGATTTTCCAGTTTTTTCCACGATATCCGACAATATAGATTCTTTTGCGTCGTTGGGGAACTCCGAAGTATTGGCTGTCGAAAACCCTATAAGCGATGGAGTACTCTTCACCTTGGACAATCCCTTG